CTACGCCAAGAAACTCGGCATATCCAAAGAACAATTAACACAGAAACAAAAGGTTGAATTGAGGGAACAGGTTGTATTGGAAGCCCTCAAGGCTCGGACAGCCTCACTGGGAGAATCAACCCAGTCCACCGCTGATAAAATGGAAGTCTTTACCAAAAAAGTTGACGACCTTAAATTGGCATTGGGTAAATTGTCGGCAATGGCTATACTGACATCATTCAGCCTGACTGAGCAATTAGGGATTGGGTTGGCTCAAACAGAGAAGATATTTTGGAGTTTCATATCTGCTATTACTTATGGAGATACCGCAATTGGGTCATTTGCCAGACAGAGAATCGCCGACCTGACTGCCTCTATTACTTCCATGCGGAAAGAGGTTCAATCAAATAAAGATTTATTTGACAGCCTGTTAAAAGGTGATTCTGGAACATCGAAAACGGGGGCAGTAATTAATTATGGGGATGGTGGAGCTTCCGCTGCAGCTACTGCCAAGACCAAAGAGAACTTAGATAAATTAAAAGACATTATCCGAGACGCCCGCGAAGAATGGGCGAGAAACCAAGTCTCAGCCGATGAAGCTGAGATTATGGAAATCCGGCAGAAGTATGACCGTGAAATCGCCGAGGTTGAGAAATCAGAAGGAACTAAGGCTGATAAAATTGAGGCGATTCGACTTCTCACCGCTAATAAGAATCATGCCATTCAGCTCAAAGAAATTGAGCAGGTTGAGAAACACTATAAAGAGCAGGTAGAGCTTGCCGAGACTGCATTAAAGCAGGAACAGGAAGCTTATGACGCTCAGGCACAGTATTGGGCTGATTATTTATCCAACCGGAAATCTCTTGACCGTGAGCTTACCCGTGAAGGTCAATCAGAATTAGAGCAACGCCTTGCCGATATTGACAATTGGGCAGAGGACACTATTGAGCGGGTCTATTCGGTTTATGAAACCGAATCAGAAATCCAAGAAGCCATCACTAAGATTCACCAGATACAGGCGACTAAGAAACTTCAGATTAATAATGATTACCTGACCCAGTTGCAGGCGAAAGAGGAAGAGCTAGCAACCGAGCTACAGAGAATCTATGGGTCATATTATGAGGGGTTCGGTGCCGGGATGAGCGAATGGTATAAATCATTAAAGACCGAGTTCGATAACGGGGTAGAGCTTGCCAAGTCCACTGCTGAATCAATGTCTACCGCATTTGGTGATTTCTTTTTCAACATTTTCGAGGGGAAACTAAACTCCCTGGGGGATGTGTTGAGAAACTTCCTATCATCCATTGCCCGGACTGTCTCGAGTCAGCTTGGGAATACCATCACCTCTTCATTGTTCGGATTATTTTCCGGCTCAGTAACATCTGCAGCAACTTCAGGTGTTTCGAGTTTGAGCTTGCCGACTGAGTTGCCTTATATCGGGAAATATGCCACCCAATCAGCCGGATTATCTTCCGTATCATCATCTGATATGGTCTCCCAGCTTGCCAAAGCAATATCGGTTAATGTTGGAGTAACCAATGTCAATAATATCGGCGATACGGTCATTGAGAATATGCTCGCCAAACCCAAGACCCAGCACCTGATAAGGAACATCGTTAAATGACCGCCTCAATAGCATTATATTTTCAGCCACTCGATGACGGGTATCAGGAGAGCCTTTATTATCTGACTGATATTCATAAATCCATCAACGGGCATGAATCGAGGGAAGCCATGATAGCCAGAGAAAAATATAAATGGGTCATGAAATTCATTGAATCAATGGCAAATTCCGGGCTTGGTCAATTCCTGAAGTATGCCCAATCGCAGGATATTTTTATTCCTGTGTGGTCGCAGATGGTTTTTACTGAATCTGAGTCCACGACCAATATTATTTACTGCACGACCACTTATATCGACATCGCCATTAATGACTATGTGATGATTAAGTCCCTCAACGGGACATCGTATGAAATCCATCAGGTGAGTTATACCAACGCCGACCGTATTGGAATAACTGACATCCTGTCAACCACTTGGGCAGCCGGGTCTATTGTCGTTCCCCTGCGTGAAGGCACGATAAAAGAGACGACCGAAAAAGACTTGTATAAGCCTGACCTGATAATTCACTCCATCGAAGCTGAGGAATATTAATCATGGCGACCTATCTTACCTATCCTTTACTGGAAGTTCGCCCGCAATTCTCGCTTTCCGGGGGATGTCATGATGAATTTGTCCTTGTCGGCAACGAATTAGTGAAACGTTCTAAATTCGATTTCTCGCCATTAAATGACGTGTTGAGCAATATCACTTTTGTCTGCCGGACAGCTGCAGAAATGTATGCAGTCAGGAACCATTTTCAAACGGTGCTTGGCAGGTATGGGGCATTTTGGATTCCATCATGGAACAATGATTATCAGCGTTCTGCTCCCGTATTATCCGGGGCGACATCGTTTCCCCTTGTCGGCGATTATGCCCAGTTGGGGTATCAAATCAGCACCGCTGATATTGTAAGGCACGTTTACATCCCTTCTTCCGGGCAAGCTGCCAAGGTATTGTCAATCCTTGATAATGTCATCACCTTAGGGACTGCCTTAACTCAGAATTTGGCAGCCACAAGCCATATTTGCAATCTCTATCTCGGTCGGATGAACAGCGACAGCCTGAGAATTGAGAAGGCGGCTGGAATGTGGAAACTTCAATTTGATTTTATTGAGCTGCAACCGGAGACTCCATAATGCGGGCGATATTATTAAAACTGTCTCATACCTACACGGATTTATCGAATGTGGCTCATACCACGGAATGGCGTTATACAAGTGCCAACGAAGAAATCGCCTATTCATTATCAATTTATAGCCCGATAGCGCTGTCATATGACGAAATCAAAGAGCAAATTGACGGGGGTAATGTAACCCTCACAATGCCGATGGATACTGAACCAATAACGATGTTTAAACAATTTAATCCGGCAGGGGTCATTAAAGCTGAGCTATTCCTTTACCGTTCAGAATCGGATGTTACACGAATTTTCACAGGTAAGATATTGGGAGTGAATTTCAAAGTTGATGAAGCCACCGCAGAGGTCAAGTTAGGTTCATTCCAAAGCCTGTTAAACGGGTCAATCCCTGTTGAAACTTATGGCCCGACTTGTCCATTCCGCTTATTCTCGACCGATTGCGGGGTTGATTCAACTAATTCTTCCTATTACCTCGACCTGTATTATTCTGCGCTCACGATTGACGGGAATAAAATCACCAGTGCCTATTTTGATAATTATGATGATGGATTTTTTACCTTTGGCTACGTTCAGGTGGACAACAGAATCAGCACCATCACCAACCATGTAGGAGCTGACATTTGGATTCAATACTCACTTGGCACGGGTTTATCTGGCACAGATGTATGTCGGTTTTATGCCGGTTGTGATTGGACATACGAAACTTGTCGGGATAGGTTCAGTAACCAAGCGAATTTCCGTGGATTTCCATTAATACCTGACCGCAATCCATTCATAGAAGGGTGGAAATAGTCATGCCATTCTTTTTAAATCTGATAATCATGGCAGTGCTTACCCTGATAAATTGGGTGTTGACTCCCAAGACATCTTCCGGGCAGTCAAAACCGAATCTATCCGAGTTTTCATATCCAACAGCCGATCCGGGCCGGGTGATTCCAAAAGTGTTTGGAACTGTAAAGCTCACTGGTAATGTCATTTGGTGGGGCGGTGTTACTGCCGACCCGATTTATACCGAATCCTCAGCCAAGGGGTCATCCGTTTTATCTGGCTATGCCTATTATGCGGATATGGCCTATGCGTTGTGTGGGAAGATTGACAAATTAATCGAATTTAGAGTCAATGACGAGGTTGGCTATTATACTCCTGTAACCACTTCTGGCACG